AGCTGTAATTAGCCCAGGCTTTGCCCGTAGTCTTGGACGTGCCTTCTCTAAAGATGCGCTTGCCATGTCTGCACTGTTGCAATGAATCTGGTGTGCCAGCTGCATCGACTTCTTCTTGAGTCTTAAACGATGGCACTTCACCGAATTTAGTTGTCCAGTAGTCATAGTCAAGGTCAGTCTTTGCAACCTTTGCCGGTAGAGCTTCAATCTGCTCCATCGTCTCGCGGGTTGTGCGCTCTGCACCGCCCATGATTAGCTGCATAACTCTAAGAATTGCGCTGGTGACTGTATCTTCGACGAACCAGCGTTTCATATTTTGCACGTATGCGCCTTGATAACCATAAGCGAAATCAACACCTGCTGGATATAAATCATCTGCGTTGCGATAGCCAGTGGCCTTGACTAGAACGTAACCCTTTTCAGCGTTGAATTCCATGATTTCTGTTTCAATTCGACCGGTCGGATGTGTAAGAATCCAACGATCTGTTCTGGCACGTGCGGCCTCATAGCCGTCTAGGAACCCCATTAGCGCACCGCCTGAGATGATGCATGACGGCCGACGGCTTTGCCGCGCTGGTAGCCGTCTTTGTGGCCTTCTCTATATCCGACTGAATAGCTGCATATCGCCCAAAGGATGCACGCAATCGCCATGATTACGAACAATCCGACTTCACTTGTTGTCATTTCTTGCTCCCGATTCTGAGAGCTGTTCAGCTCCCGAAATAGAGAGTGACACGCTTATCTGACAAATTCAAGATTCCCGCCTGAGAATCGGCGTGTCGGCTACTTCTTCAAAGCAATTTCAATGAGTAGTTGGTCTAGTCGCATTTCAATTCTGCTCACTTGGTCTTTGAGCGAATTGCCCCCATTCGGTGAAAGCTCTCGCATGATCGATTTCACCATGAATCTCATTGACGAATAGATGGCAGTCAGCAAAGCAATGACAAGCCCACCGACCGCCGTCCATTCGCCGACGCTCACTTCTTGTTGCCGAAAGTTACATCATTCGGATTAGCCCAGCGAGCAAGTACCGGAACAAGTCCAGCCACTAACCCCATTGCTAAATCCTTTGGATTCTGATTGCCAGTCATCCAGACTGCCAGCGCACCGGCGACAGAGCTTCTCAGCCATGATGCCAGCATTGCTTTTGCTTGATCCATTAGTTGTCTCCTTTGTTCAAGCTCCCGATGAGTGCCGCGACTTTCGCTTCACTCAATTCGATTTCGAAGTGCATCTCATCTTTTCGGTTTCGATAATCTCCACCCCATTTGAGGCCGTACTTCTTAGCCAAAGCTCTAATCATTGGAACCTTCTCAGCTGGGAACGTTCCAGATTTGCCCAGCGGATGTTGCGTTGCGTTTAGATCGATGGCAGTGCCAGAGCTGTGATTGCTTAAATTGTCAGTTGAGCCTCGTACCATCCGGAACGCATAACCCCAATCATCGAGCTTGCCTTCATCAATAGGTTCGATTAGCTCATGAAATTCTTTGCAGAATCCAGCAATCAATGGCGCGACGGCTTTTGCACATCGCACCTTGACCTTTGTTCCCTCGATTGGAACGCTGATGATTTGGATTTCAGCTGCATCTTTCGATGCTGGCCATCCGTTATGACTTTGGAGCATCCGTCACCATTGGTGTGGATTGTTCCGCTTGTCGGCGGTCGTATTCTGACTTCGGCATTGAAGTAAATTCGTCATTGCCTCGGTCAATAATCGCTAACTCTACGCCTTCGATTGTCTCAAAAGTTACTTTATCTGTCATAGTTCTGCACTCACTCCAAAATAAGCCGATGTTGAATTATTTGCTGCGATTCGATACGGACGATACTGAGTCAAACCAGATGCAGTTGTTGCTCGTAGGTTTAATGTTGTTGCAGTTGAACCAGCGCAGTCAAAAGCAGTCACAGCAACTACAGCATTGACTCCATCATCTAGCCCCAAAGTTGAATAATCAACTGTTGTTGGTGCTGTTCTAAAAGTTACCGATGGCACTACTGGAGCAGTTGCAAAGGTTGTAGATGTCGCACTACCAAAACCTGCAATGATTCCATAGGCGCTGCCTGTTGTGAAGCGTTGGTAATAACGCTGACAAGCGGCTAATTCTCCTTGGATTGTTCCTGTTGCAGTTTGGAAAGCGGTAGCAACGTTGCCTGCTTCAATCTGTACGCCCCAAAATCCGATAGTCTGATTGACTACGCCAATGCTTGAATAACTAGAAACCGCAGTACCAGCAGAAGTAAAAAGACACAATCTAAGATAACTTGATGTGCCGATTGTTTTACCTGAAACAGATGAAATTGCAGCAGTTACTGTGTAACGCGCCCAAGAAGTTGTGATTGCTGTTAAATCTCCAGCAGCCAAAACGACTGTTGCTGAACCACCTGAACCAAAGTTCTGTTCAAAAGCAACACCGACTTTTCCTGTGCCTGATGCAACCTTAGCCCAAAATGAAATAGTTACTGTCTGACCTGCAAAGGTTCTGACATCTTCAATCTTTTGGTCAATCAAAGCAAAGTTTGCACCGCTTTGTCCTGATGTTACAACCTGTAAAAAGTTGGTTGATTCATAGCCTGCAACTGGTGCTGCGCCTGGTGTAAAAGCCTGAGCAGAATAAGTGACCGTGCCACCGCTAAACTCAGTTTTGTATCGGTCAAAAGTAAAAGTTGCAGTTGATGTAGTTGATGAAAAGGCTCTTTGATTTACATTGAACGCACCATTTATGATTGCGTTTTTACCTGCTGCAAAATTGTTGATGTAGCGCAAGCCTGTTGAAGTGGAACTATCTGCTACGAGTGTCTCGCCGTTAGATCCGACTGCAAGTCTTGCAGGCACATCGCTGGCACTAGCTGCAATCAAATCACCTTTGGCATCCACAATCGTGTTCTGGATTGCGTTGCTATCGTCTTGAGCAACCCACACAAAGTCCATGTCGGTGTTTGAATTTTTGGCAAGCACTTGCCCGGATGTGCCACCAAGTAGATCAGCCATTGATGTTGCAACAGCTTGACCAAAGACCTCAAAGTCTGCCGGTAAGTCCGTTACTAAATCTGTCGCCGTTGGCATTTGCCAGCTGAACGGGGTTGTTGGATTGCTCATATTTTCTCCTTATGCCACGACTAGGGCGTGTTCCCAGTCAAGTATCCCAGAAATTGTATTCCAAGCCTCAGCGACACTTACATCTTGCCATTGCATAGCTTGCAAAGAATATGAAAGCGGCGAAAGATTGAGTGAGACGCTAATTTCGTTGTAAGCCGCTTGGAACGTCCAGCCTTCAACAAAGCCCAAATAGGTTCCGGCCGACATATTTAGGGGCAAATCGGCAATTGCCAGAGGCATTCCCATGAATACGTTAATCAATGAATCTCGGTCAGCATCATCAATTTCTGGATTTGTGAGCTGATAAGTAATCTGATTGAAGTTGTATTGAGGGTATGCCCGGAGTGTTAAATAGAAATCTGCCTGATCTTGGGCATCAGCCATGTGTTTCACTGTGGTCGTAAATATCTGGGCAAGTTGGCCATATAAGCCCACTGATGTGGCATCTGTTGCGCTGACTTCATTTGTGGAATTTGTGCCATATTTTAGAGTTATCGTATTGCGCACATCTCCGGCACGTTGCTGAATGCTCAGCCCTGCACCTTGAGCATCGTTAGCGGAAAGATTGACATATCCATTCGTTGCCAAGTAGATGGATCGATGCGTCGAGTCGGCGTATGAAATAAGGCCTTGAGCATCTTCATAGATATAACCCAGACCACTAGTTGCCAAAGCTGAAACAAGTGAATAAATATCGGTTCGACTTGATGACCTTTGTGCAAGCTCATAATTTCCTGGAGTATCAATCTCGCCAAGTCCGACATTTTGAGCATCTGCCCAAGTCTCTGTCGGATCATAAGTTGCCCACTCTAAAGCTGCTGGAACCTCTGCCCAGTTGTTAAGCAGTAAATCTTGCAAGATGTGCAGAATCTGGTCGCCGTCAAAGTCTTGAACTAATGTGCCATCTGTCAAAGCCTTTGGCAATCGAGCCAACGCACCCAATGCAATAATCTTGACGCGCTGGGCATAAGCGACACTGCCCAATTCGGCTACTGAGATGGCCACATCGACGACGGAGCCGCCAAAGATTGGAATGAACGTAGCTGTGGAATCTTGCAACTCAATGGTCAATGAATCATTGATTCCGATAATCACATTTGATTGATCTAAATTGATAAGTTCAATGTTGGTGTAACCGGCTTGAGCCTGCTCATAGATATTAGTTCGCCCAGATGTAATGGTCAGATTAGACAAGATGGCAGTCTGATATTCGACTCCACCAATGGTCACTCGCCATACTGGATTAAAGACTGTCATATTGCCTGCAAGTTGGATGCGCCGCCTGTACCGCGGAAGTATGAATCATTGAGAGTCTCGACAATTGTGCGAGCTGTACCCTCTGCATCGATTGCGCCATTGACTGTGATATTGATGCGTTCTGCTGTTGAAAGCCCGCCAGTGACCCCCAAGCGAGCCGCTGCCGCTGCTTCTCTGGCATTGCGTAAGCGTTCAGTATCAGCTTTGACTTGTTCGCGTCTTAGGATTGCAGCTTGCATAGCTGGTGAATATGCGCCCAATGGTGCGCCGGTAAATGTGCGCGGATCATTGCCGCCCATGCTTCCACCAGTATCGAATCCGCCACCGCCGCCAGTGCCGCCAAAGTCGCCGCCGATATTTGGGTCAAATTCTGCTCCACCGGCTTTCAAGCCTTTGGAGTTATCTCCACCACCAAAGAATCGAGTGACTGGATTGTCAGTCATGAGCTTGATAAATGCTTTGACTTTATCAATGACAAATTGAACCGCCGAAGCCATCTTTGCAAATCCTGAAATTGTCACTGACAAGATTGTGCCTAAGACGTTAAATGCGGCTTTAAGAGTGCCACCGATAATTGGAGCCAAAGTATCTCTGGCAAATTCTCCCACTGCTTTCATGAAACTTAGCAATGGCTTCAGTTCTTCGGAGTTATCGCTGATGGCCTTTTGAACCTTCTCAAATGCACTACGCAATCCATTAATGGCTGGCGTAAGAATTGACATGAATATCGGAACCAAGAAATCATTGATGAATCCCCAAATGCCTTTGAAAGCTGGGAGCAATACTTCTTGAATATAACTTCCAAGGAATTTGATTACCGGCTGCAACTTTGGCCCGATTTCATCTGCAAATTTCTGAATGGCTGGCACGACATCCTTGACGAAAGTATTGACCATGGGTGTGATTGCATCGAGTACGAATGAACCGACTGTCTCTTTGCCTTCATCAAATGCCACATTGAGACGAGCCATCTTGCCGGCAAATGTGTCAGCTTGTTGTGATGCCTGATTCTTGAACGTGTCACTGAGCTTGGCCGTGATTTCTTCAAATGACATAGTTTTAAGCTCTGCTGCACTGATGCCAACGCCTAATTTGCCCAGAGCTGTGTTCTGCCCTTCGGCACTCTTTGCAAGCGCATTTGAGACTGCCTCTAAACTTTTGCCACTACCCGCCGCAATATCGAGCGCAATGGATTGCAGCTCTTGAGCCTTGGTCACATCTTTTGTGCTTCTCAACAACCGATCAAATGATGGCCTCAGCTCGTCATCCGTTTTTCCGGTCAATAAAGATGTCTTGAGAATTTGTTTTTCGACAGCTTTGATTTGGTCGTCTGTTGCACCAGTTACGTTCTTGAGAGTTGTGGCCAGTTTTGCTTGGGCAGCTTCATCGGCAATGGCTGATTTGACGCCATCAATGAGCAGCTTTGATGCGTAAGCAGCTGCGGCAATGCCAGCGGCCGCAAATGCTAATCCGGCCTTCTTGCCAAAGTCTGAAATCTTAGAGCTTGAGCTTTGAACGTCGTTATTGGCTACGTTCAGCGATTTCTTAAGTTGATCTACATCAGCCAGAATTGAGAGCTTGAGCGTTCTACTTTGTCCGGCCATTACCACTCCTTCAATATCTCAGTGAAAGCATTTTCCCACTTGGCAATGATATTCGGTTGTTCGGCTCGCAGAGTTGGATATATGAACCATCCTTTTGAACCGCGCCCTTGGCTACCAGACCAAATTGGGAATTGCTTAAACTTGTTAGATCCGAATTCGTAGCCGCCCCAAAGTTGTTGAGTTGTGCCACCGCCAGAGAATTTCTGACTGACAAAGCCGAATGACAATTCTCCAATCTTTGAAGATTTGGAGACACGTGAGCCGGACGCAATTCTGTTCGCCGCATCATTAGGCCGACGATCAGCAGCTTGAACAATCTTGCCTTGGACGTATGTGGCTAAGCCGCCGCTGACAACTTTGGCTTGAGCAACGGCTTCTGCATCCATTGCTTTGAACGCGGCAGTAACACGACGCAAGTCGGATTTGTCATAAGCAACTTGAAAGTCATCCGCCATGTTGCTGCTCCAATATCTCAAAGGCCGTAAGAATCTGCTCCGCCGTCGTCCATTCGCTCATGGGAATCTTTGTGGCTATTGCAAGCTCTACAACTATTCGGCTGAGACTTCCGACGGCGTAACTTTTGGGTCTGCGTTCCCGGCTCCTATATCTGCAACGCCTTCACACCAAATGTCGTAAGACTTGACCGGCTTGCCGGCAGACTCTCGCTTCATTGAGTTATAGGCTAGAAATAAGAGATCAGAAATGCCAATCTTTTCTTCTGCTTGCTGAATTGTGAATCCAGTTTTTTGCTCCCACTTTTGCCACTCTGGGGGAGCCGCCGTATAGGTAGCGACTTCTCCAGTTTGGTAAGTAACCTCGATATTTAGTTTCATGCTCCCGGCTCCTTTATTAGCTGATTGTTAAGACTGGTGTTGTAACGCAAGTGAATGCAAGAGATACTGTTTGAGCATCTGGTGCAGTGCCACCGGCTGATGGCAAGATTGGCTGCACATCGAACGCAAATGACGCGCCTGTGTCTGCCACTAATACCACTGCAAGCGGTGTCTGTGGAGCTGATGTCGCAGCTGTCCAGAGAGCTTCACAAAGAGATGATGGTGCGCCCCAGTCAGCAAGCATTTCGACGGCAAATGTTCCCTGAGTATCTGTCGTGTAATACGCTTTTCCATCAAGTGTCTGATATGTATTGATTGTCGAATCGACTGTTAAAGTCGCGGAAGTAGCTTGGGCATCGAAATTATCACTGTCAATCGTGAAAGTGATGTCTCTGCCAGTGATGATTGTTGTTGCCATGAGTTTTCTCCTTAGTCGGTGTAATACGTTGAGACTTGCAAGTCAGACGTCAAGAATTTACTTGCGCCGACTTCCAAAGGTGTGGGTGAGCTGACATCTCCGACGACGTATCCGGCCGGCATAGTTGAGATGATTGAAATCATTAAATCTTCAAGGTTGGTCAAAGCTGCTGCGTTGCTCGAATAACCGACGACGCCGGTGATGAGCATATTAATCTTGACCTTAGTAGTTGATCCATTAATCAGAGTGCTTTCCAAATATGGTGCGTCTGGAACGATGCAGATTGATGGGCTAGTCATTGCTTCTGGAATGCCGTTATAGACATTGGCTGCAATGCTTGAAAGTGCAGTCTGCAATGGTGTGCGGATATCGGCTTCAATTGTCATAAGCAAAGAGTTTCGACTTCTAAGAATGGCCCAAGCAAGCCGACAATTCGATTCGTCAAGCTGCGGCCAAGGACGAATGGTGACGGCTGAAATTGGTCGCTCATAATCTGATTACCCGGAGCTGTAACGCTTTGGAAGATTTCAACAGATACAACAAGTATGGCTGACTTAATGGGAGCAACGCCAGAGTATAAATCGCCAGCGGTTGCCCCATCAATACACGCAAGCCCGCTCGGAATGATTGGGATGGTGTATGTGCTGTCTGCTTGCCCCGTTGCAGACGTAAAGACCATCGGAGCAATGCGATCGTCTGTGACTGTGACTGTCGCATTATAAACGCCGCATCCGGTAATGACGACATCTTGACCCGGCACGAAATAATTGACGCGCTGAGTTCCATAATAGGCAATTGAATTTTCTACAAAGACTTCTGTGACTGCTGATTGGTATCCAGTAAGCAATGGCAGAATCGTCAGCTCTGCGCTGTCAATCATCTGCTCAAGATATGCGTCAGAATAAAGAGAGACAGAAACGCCAAGAATAGATCGCAGTTCGCCTGCGGTGACAATTTGTGGCATTTCTGTTCCCTTCTACTGCTCGACCACATCCGGGAGCGGCTGTGGCCGATGATTAGTTATTAGGTAAAATTGAACGCGTTTGCGCCCGCTGCAACCTTTGTGGCGCATGCACCATAAGAATTGAGTGAGATTTCAACAGTTCCGTCAGATGGCTTATTGACATCAAGACGGAAGTTTCCGCTCTCGTACCATGTAAATGCATCTGGCTCAAGGACTAGCATTGAATCATCGCCTGTTCCAGTAACTTCGCCTGAGTTATCTACGAAGAAGTTGAGGCCCATTACGACGCCACGTTGTGATTGACCAGTGACAAGACCGGCCTGATTTTGTGGCTGGTATGCATTAAATAGTGGCTGCCCATTTAGGTTATAGCCCATGATATTGCTCCACTGTGCTGGCGATACCAAGATGTTCTTTGCAAATCGCTGAGTTCCTGCATAAACAGCTGCATTTGCGCGGCTGATGTATGCAATCAATCCTGCTGCTGTGTTAGCTGTTGGAGTTCCATCTGAGACAGAATCTGTAACCAATTGATTGGCGACATATTTATTCTGTGCAAATGCCATGGATGAACCCATGATTCGAACAAGCTCATTGAAGAAATCTGGTGAGCTGCGGTCAATGATTTCTGTTGTCAGAATATTACGGCCTGCAAAGCGTGTAACTGGAATCGAAATGAACGCGCTCTCAATTCCTGTGTTTGTTACTGCTGCGCCTTCTGCAACTGGATCAACAACGGCGATTTGAGAAATCTTAGGAATTTCAAATTGAAGCCCAGCGTCCGGAAGTGTTCCGCGGCTGATTGCATCAATTGCTCCACGAGTTCCGTTGCTTAGTGCATTGATAACTTCTGTGAGCTGACGTGTTGGGTTGAAAGCTGGGTTAGTTGTTCCAAGGTCGTCGTTAGCTGCTGCAACGTAAATTGCAGAATCTGACATTGGGTTTAACTTTGCTTTGATTGAATGTTCCATCCATGAGCCAAGATTTACAATTGGTGATCGTGGTGAAGTGAAATATGGTGCTGGCTTGTTAGCATGCACGACGTTCGCTGAAGCCTCTACCGATTCAACGGCTGGTGCTTCTGTTTTTTCGGTAGTGGTATCCACTGCGTCTCCTTCGGTTGGTGTTTCTTCTGGTATGACTTCGGTAGTCGCTGCGACATGACTGACGCGAGCTTCATCGAATGCTGGGTTGTGTGTTAATGCGACGCCGACCAAAGTCGCTGAATTGACGACCATTGTGCCGTCCTCGTTAAATCCATGGTCTGCGACATTTGCTTCAACTGAGAATCCATCGCGAAGTCCATCCATCGCTTCTTGGATTGCATCTGTTCCCGCTGTTGTCTTTGAAATCTTAAACGTGGCATTGATTGATTTGCCATCTGGTGCAAGCTCCATTGATAGCGTCTTTCCAATTGGTCGCTTTGAATCGTGTTCCAGATTTAGCTTGACCGATGCTGGAATCAATGAACCGGATTTGAATAATACTTTTCCGGTCGATGCATTTGCTGGCGTATCGAATTGCACAATTTGGCCGGTGATAGTGCGTTCTTCTGAATCGGCCGCTGTGATTGTGAATGGTGTTAGTACCTTCATCGGATCATTTCCTCTGCTACTCGGATTTCTTCTGCACTCAATGCGCCAACGCGATTGAGGATTTCATAGATTTGCGCACGTTCTAAAGCTGAGCCGCGCAAGTAGTCATCAAGTGCGTATTCCACGCGCTGCGTTGATGGCGTGAAGTCCGGCATTGACAGTCTTTCGGTAATGGAGTTCATCAGCGGAATCAAAGAGAAATCAAGCAAAGTCTGACGCGTTGTGCTGGCGTTTGAGTAAGTCATTGATGAACCAGTCTCGGCGTCAATGAAGTAAGCCGGAATTCCCAAGGCTCTGGCCAGTTCTGTTGCAATGTACGAACGCGCTGCCGCGAGTTGTAATTTCTCCGGGTCGAATCCCAAAGTCTCAAGCGAAATATCTGCATTCAAGAATGCCGTTGTGCGATTGCGACGACTTGCGCCCCATGACTCCAGGAGTTTAGCAATGCGATCTGCTGGCAATGCTGTTCCATTTGATTTCAATACCATTTGTGGAACAGGCTCACGCGCATAGAGAGCTGCGGCGCGTTCTAACTCTGCACCGGTGCGAATTGTCATTCCGGCGCGATTGAGTAAGCCTTCATCATTTCCGTAAAAGACAACAAGCGAACCGACGCCAAATGTTGGCAATGGTGTATGACCATCAATTGAATACGATTCAATTTCTGTTGAATCTGAATTTGTGTTGATAGTTACACGATCCGGCGAAATTCTTTGAACACTTCGAACGCGCTGCGTATCGGCGAACAGCTCAGTAATCTGCCAATACGCGTAACCATGAAACAGCAAATCTTCTAGCGTCCAGACGTATGTCGCAACGCCGGGAATGCGTGGGTCTGGTGTGCGAATAACTCGCGGCGGGTCAATACTCATTCCAGTAACACGATCACGCACTTCAAGGCCAATCGATGCAATCGATGAGCAGATGATGTTGCGACCGCGAGCAATGGCCGGCACACTCATCGCTTCTTGACGTGTAGCTGTGCGATTACCGCGAAAGAATGGCGAGAGTGAATCTAGCGTCGTTACTGGAGCAAGAGATGCAGAGACATCGTATGTCAGCTCTGTGACG